GAATGGAATGGTTCTTTGGTGCACGTTTCAGAGTTTGAGCCTAAGCAACCACAATTAGAGCCAACTAGATATACAGGAGATCCACAAGGATTATCAAATGCAAGACCTGCAAGAACAGAACCTGCTACACAGAACATGTTACCAAGTGACCCTTTTTCTATTACTGCAAGTGATCAAACAATTACGGTAACAGAACCAAGTCATGGTAGATCAGTTTCTGAAACAGTTAGATTTAGAAATGTTAATGGAAGCCCTGGAGCATTAGCTTACACAGTATTTGAAAATGCGTCAGGATTTAGTATAACAAGTGTAGCTACAAATACTTATACGTTTGAGTTAGGATCTACTCCGACGTTAAGTGGCAACTTTGGAGGAAATTTTGTTACAGCAGGACCTGTAACACAGCAAGCATAATGGCATATACTTTAGACAATTTAAAAACAGATATTAGAAATTATACAGAGGTAGATAGTGGTGTGTTATCAGATACAGTATTAGACACTATTATTAAAAATGCTGAAAATAGAATTTATAGAGATGCTGACTCTGATGATAATAGATTTTATGCAACTTCATCTTTAGTTACAGGTAATAGATATGTAACTATTCCATCAGATTTAAGATTTATTAGATACGTACAACTAAAAAATTCATCGGGAGATCAAAGATTTTTAGAAAAAAGAGATACAAGTTTTATGTCTGAATATTATGATACACCAGCAACTCAATCTGGCTTTCCTAAATATTATGGTAATTGGGATGCAGAATTTTGGGTTGTTGCACCAACACCAGATTCAACTTATGAAATTACATTAGCATATGTAAAACAACCAGTAAGTATTACAAACACGACACAACCAAGTGCAGCTCCAGCAGCTACAAATGGAACTTATGTATCTAATAAATATCAGGATTTACTTTTGTATGGATGTTTGGTAGAAGCATATGGATACTTGAAAGGTCCAGCAGATATGCTACAATATTACGAAGGATCTTTTAGAAGAGCTTTACAATCGTACGCGATCGAACAACAAGGTCGTAGACGCCGAGACGAATACCAAGATGGTGCTATTCGTACTCCTCTAAAATCTGAATCACCATCAAAATACTAAGGAGATAAAAATATGGCAAACGTAGTACCGTTTTCTTTTAAAGGCGAGTTAATGTCAGGGACACATAATTTTTCTACTGGCGGAGATGCTTTTAAAATAGCATTGTACACATCTAATCCTTACGACACATCCAGCACAGTTGCTTTAACTACTAACGAAGTTTCTTCTGCAGGTAGTTCAAACTATGCTAGAAAATCTTTAACTAGTCAAGCTGTTGTAGCTACAACTGCAACTACATCTGTAGATTTTGCAGATGTAACGTGGTCAAGTGCAACTTTCTCTGCAGCTTTTGCAGCGATATATAATGACGATAAATCTGATAAGTTGTGCGTAGTTTTAGATTTTGGTGGAACTAAGACAGCAACGAATGGTGACTTCACTATTTCGTTTCCTGATCCTTCTACCGCTAGTAATGCGATTATTAGTTTAACATCGTAGGATTTTAAATGGCATTTAAATTAAATGATAGGGTAAAAGAATCCAGTGCAACTACTGGAACAGGTACGTTTACACTAGGTGGAGCAGTTTCAGGTTTTGAAACTTTTGCTGCTGGTATCGGTGGAGACAACACTACTTATTATTGTATCTTTGAAACAGGAACAAATAATTTTGAAGTTGGTTTTGGAACTTTAAATTCAGGAGCAAGCACACTTGCTAGAACTTACGTTATCTCCAGTTCTAATAGTGACGCAAAAGTAAACTTTGCAGGTGCAACAGAAGTATTCTGTACAGTCCCTGGTGCAAAGATAGGTTTACCAAATCCAGAAGAATATGGTTCATCATCAGTTCACCCAAAAATAATTACTGTTAAAGTAGCTTCTAAAACAAGTAGTCATCCTTATCCAGCAGGTGGAAGTTCTAGTAGTAATGCATACTTTTTAGATGGATTAGAATCACCAGCACTTAAATTATCAGGAGTGGATGCAGGAAGCCCCGGAGCTTCTTATGCATATAGATTTGATCAAAGTGATAGTAGTAATTCAGGTCACCCTTTAAGATTTTATTTAGACGCCAATAAAACAACAGCGTATACAGATTCTGTTACAACAAATGGAACACCAGGAAGTTCAGGTGCATATACTCAATTATTAGTTAATTCTGAAGTGCCTAATATTTTATACTATCAGTGCTCTTCTCATGGTTACATGGGTAATTATGTTTCTGCGATTACTCAAACGTTTAATGGTAGAATAACTTTAAAAAGTAATGATACTACAACGGCAGCAATAAGAATGCCTGATATTACTTCAGGTAAAATATTGGTAGCTGATGGATCGAATGGTTTTATTGAAAAAGCTGTTTCTGGTGATGCAACATTAGCCTCCACTGGAGCATTAACACTAGCTAACTCTGGAGTATCAGCAGCTAGTTATACAAACGCCTCAGTTACAGTAGACGCAAAAGGAAGAATTACCTCTGCTTCTAGTGGATCTGCAGGGGTATCAGCAGGATTTGCGGTTGCAATGGCAATAGCATTATAGTAAAAGGATAATTATGGCACAAGATTTTGAACGATATGGTTTAAACGCAGTAGGGACATCAGCAACAGCAGTACATACAAGTAACTCTGATGATGCTATTATCTCTGTTCGTTTAGCTAATATTACAACATCAACAATAAATGCAGATGTGTTTATTACATCTTCTGTAACAGGTGGTTCTCAGGACCACTACTTAATTAAAAATGCGCCAATCGTTCCGGGTGGATCGCTCGAGCTTATCGATGGCGGAAGTAAAATAGTAATTGAATCGGGAGACGTGGTAAAAGCACAATCCGACACGGCGAGTTCTTTAAGTGTCTGGATGTCTGTTGTCGATGCAATTAGTACGTAAGGAGATTCATGGCTTATTTGGGAAACGTTCCAGCAAGAAGTTTTATAAGTTTTGAAAGACAGGTATTTACAATTGTAAATTCTCAAACTGCGTACACGCTATCACATAGTGTTACTAACGAAAACGATATCAGACTTGTAATTAATAATGTAGTACAAGAACCAGGATCTGGTAAAGCATATACTGCATCAGGCACAACTCTCACATTATCAGCGGCATTAACAAATGGCACTGATGAAATGTATTGTGTGTTTTTAGGTAAAGCTGTAGGGACAGTAAATCCTCCTGCAGCATCTGTTGGAAGTTCACAAGTAAAAGCATCTATAATTACTGGTCAAACAGAATTAGCAACCGCACCAGCTTCAACTGACGAACTTTTAATTTCTGATGCTGGAACTTTAAAAAGAATAGATGCATCTTTGATTGGTGGACAAAATACACCAGCTTTTGCTGCTTATGCAGCTAGTGATTTTACTATGTCAAGTGGTACTTTTACTACATCAGAAATAGATACAGAATATTTTGATAGTGATAATGCTTTTGATACAAGCACACATAGATTTACACCACAAACTGCTGGTAAATATTTTTTTTATGGAACTTTTAGAGGTGGTCATAGTGATAATAATTGCATAAATAGTTCAACAATTTCATTATCTAAAAATGGTTCAACTTTTAGTTATGGTCATTCTTCTTCAGATGTAACAAGTTCAAATATAAAAGGTGCTTATATGTCAATAACTGGTGCTGTAGAATTAAATGGATCTACAGATTATGTAGAATTAAGATTAAGATTAATTATGGTTAGTCAAACACCTACTGTATATGATTCATATTTTGGTGGGTATAAGATTATAGGAGCATAATATGGCAATAGATAAAATAGAATCAGCAGGACTAGCAACAAACACAAACCAACCAAATTTTAGAAACATAATTATTAATGGTGACATGAGTCAGGCTCAAAGAGCAACTTCAGCATCTTCTATTTCTTCATCTGGCTATCAGACAGTTGATAGATTTATAAATGAAATGGATGCTGCTGGAACTTGGACAATTTCTCAATCAACAACAGTGCCATCAGGTCAAGGTTTTGCAACATCATTAAAAATGGATTGCACCACTGCTAATGGAAGTTTAAGTGCTGGTTCTTATAATATATTTTCTCAAAGACTTGAAGGTCAAAATTTACAATATTTAAAATTTGGAACATCATCTGCTGAATCATTAACATTATCTTTTTGGGTAAGGTCTAATAAAACAGGAACTTACACACTTGAAATTGTTAGTTTCGCAACTAGTAAATCTCAATCTCAAACTTATACAATTTCATCTGCTGATACTTGGGAAAAGAAAACTGTAACGTTTACTGGAGATACAGCCACAGCTATAGCAAATGATAATGCAAGAAGTTTAAATTTATTTTTTTGGTTAGCTGCTGGAACAACTTATACATCTGGTACTTTAAATACTTCGTTCAATACTAAAACTGATGCAAACAGAGTTTCATCATCACAAGTTAATCTTGCAGATAGCACATCAAACGAATGGTATGTTACAGGAGTACAATTAGAAGCTGGAACATCAGCATCTGATTTTGAGTTCTTGCCTGTTGATGCAAATTTATTAAGATGTCAAAGATATTTTCAAAAAATTGATGGCAGTGGTTCTAATACTGTAATGACTATTATGCATGCTATTGCTTCAGGAACTGCTATTGGTCATTTTCCTGCTATAGTTGAATTTAGAGCTAATCCAACTCTTTCTAGCACAGGAACTTTTAACGCTTGGACAGCTGACGCTAATAATAATGCTCCTGGATCTATAGCTTTATATTCAGCTTCAAAGACTCAAAATGGGTTTAATTTTACAAGAGCAAGTGGTGGTACACTATCATCAGGGAATGCTAGTGGACTATATACTGCAGCGGCTGCAACTGTTTTATTTGATGCGGAGTTATAATTATGATTATTAAAAAAGTAGAAACACAACCACCAATAGGACCATTAAAAACTGATGTTTTAAAAGTTACATTAGAAAATGATAATATCATTTATGTACCAAATGACGAAGCAAACAAAGACTATCAAGCAATTCAACAGTGGATTTCTGAGGGAAACACTGTTATAGATAACGGATAATAAGGAGGAAAACTATGGCACAACTATCAACTAAAGTTCAACAATATTGCGCTAACAACGGCGTAGCAAATGTTGACTTTACGACAGACGTTCTACTTCAGGATGACTCGAACGGTCAAGGTCCCTACATCAAGGAATGGAATATTTCTAGTGTAGCAAAACCTACTGACGAGCAACTGAACGCTTTAGACTCTGCTGCTGATCTGTCTGAGAGACAGAACGCTGCAAGAGCTGCAAGAAGAGCGGCCTATGGTGATTTGGGTGACCAGCTCGACATGCAGTACCACGATTCTGTGGACGGCACTTCTACATGGAAAGATCATGTGGCAAAAGTCAAGACTGACAATCCAATCCCAACAGAGTAAAGGAATTAAATTATGGCTTACGTTGGCAAAGCTCCCCAAACGGGTGCGTATCAAATATTAGACGACATATCATCGTCGTTCACTGGATCAACTGCAGGGCCGTTTAACTTAACGGTCGGGGGTACTGCTGTGCTTCCAGGAAACGAAGCTAGTTGTATTATCTCTATTTCAGGAGTCGTACAACAACCCGTAAGCGCATTTACGATATCAGGTAGCCAGATAACTTTCACAGGAAATCCTGCTAGCTCTGATACTTTTTTTGGTGTCGTTCTCGGTAATACTTTTGA